GCATCGAGGAGGCATCGGCGGCGGTCTTGCCTTCGGCGAGGCATTGGACGATCAACGCCGCATCGTCGCCGCAAATCTTCTGCAGCTCGGCGAGCCGCTGCTTGCCGGCCTGCTCACCTTCGGCCTTGCCTTTGATCAGGACCTGGTTGTAGATCTCGGGCAGGACGGTCGGAAAATTCTCCACCGTTAACTCCGCCAAGGTCATGTTCGTGATTTCTTCGGGCATGATATTCTCCTTTTGTAAAATGGTTCCAAATGCCTGGGACTGAGTATTCTTCAACGCCCCAAAGACACAGATACTGCCTTCCAATATTAGGGCGTTACGTATGATCGTACCGGGTCCTTTCAACTTATGGCCATTAATCTCCGCCGTCTCATCTTCCTTGATATGTTCGATGATGCTTTTAACCGGATCGAAACGCAGACTCGCTTCAAAAGGAAATCCTTCATCCATTTCCGCCTTGACGCCCTGGGCGAGTGAGGAACTTTTTAGAAAATCACCTTCCATGACGAATTTCGGTTCAAAGGTGGCCACGTCACTGACGGCGATTCGCTGCTCGACATCATGCTGAAAGAGTATCGGGTTTCGTTTCTTGGCCATTCGCATCGTTTTCTGATCGAACGCCAGATTGCCCCAATACCAGTGATTTACAACCGAGCCGTCATAGAGTGTCAGTTTTACTTTGTTCTTCGGCTTGTCGGGTAATGTCTCGGCGAACTCCACCAAACCGGGCATCGTGAAGACGAAGGGATCCCCTGCCGCCTGGCGACTGTTGCTGCTGGCCGGTTCGAAGGAGATATACTTGACCCCGTTATCCTTGAGCCACTTCCTGGCCTTCTCTGAGGTCCAACTTTCTTTGGCGAATCTTAATGCCTGAGGGATCGGGTTATCACTTGGTTTGGCTTTGCCTTTGAGCTTGCCCCAGATGATCGCCACTGTCTTGGGCACTTTGATCTTGCCGTAAATCGTTCCTCCGTCGGTCCGGCGGAAACTCTTCGGGTCAAAATCATCCGGGTTTCTCAAACGGGCGGCGTGCTCATTGGGATAAGGCATTATTTTCCCTCCCCGTTGGATTGCGGTGCTTGTTTCTGAGGAGTCAGGACTACACCGCTTTCGGCAATCTCTTTTTCTTCCTTGATCCTCTGGGCCAGGATTTCTTCTGACCAGTCTCGACCCTGGCGGGCGGCGATGTCCGTGCGAGTGGTCGTCAAGTTGTCGAGCAGCTCAATCTTGTCGGCCTGGGCCTCGCGGTAGGGATCCACGTAGGGCCATCGTTTCAAATAGATCTGGTGGGCGGTCCAGTCCTTGCGCTCCGTCAATACTTTGCGGTCGATGAGCTGGCGGATCTTCCAGAGCCACAGTCGCCGGACCAGGGGCCGGACCACGAGCTCCTGCTGATCTCGCCAAAAGGCCCGGGCTTCGTTATAGGCGAACCGACCGTTCATAAAGGTCGCGTTACTGAAGTCCCCCGTCGTCAGCATCAACGGCAGGCACAGCGGCGAACCGATGAACATGAGCATCCGCATGACGAAGGGATCGAAGGCCTGGGCCGGCCGGGCGGCGCCGAGAACGTCGAGCTCTTCACCCCCGGCACTGTCCCCTTCCCATATCTGACCCGGCTCCATGCGAACCATCCTTCGGCCATAACCATCTTCTTTATTGTCACCTTCCGTTGTTTTCATGCCGCCCAGCGAACCGGTCAACCCTGAACCCGTGTACGTTTTCACTTTGAGGGGAAAACAGGCGTTGACTTTGGCCGCCACGACCTCGGCGTCCACGTAACCGAAGAGCAGATCGATATAAACGACGGCGCTGGTCAGCATCGGCTCGCCGCGCGAACAATCAAACCGCTCCGGATCAAACATGTGATGAACGATCTCGGCGGGATATTTCTGATAACCGGTCGGCTGGACGTAGCCCCACTTGTTGGGTTTGCCGAGATAATAGCCGAGTACGCGGCCGGTCTGCTTACTGAAGGCGACACCGTTGACCACGTCGTAAAATTGCGGATCGATCTCGATTTTCGAGCCATAGGGCGTTCCACAGCATTCACCCTGGAACGCCTGGGGACCCTCATCGGTCAGCAGGGTGAAGATGTCCCCATCCTGCATAAACCGGTAATCGCATTTGTGAATATAGGCGTGAAAATTGAACCGGCCCGTGACGTCGCAAGGCTGCTCTACCATCTCGGTCTTGACCGCCTGCTCGGCCGCTTCATTCCAGCCTTTGTCCTCGGTACGGGACTGGATCCGCGTGGAGGTCCCGACAATGTTTGTGGCTAATTTGCGAAACAATCCCTTGACTAAGGGGTTATTATTGGAGAGATCCCGGGCGATCTGGCGCAACTCATCCAACGTACTCTCGCTGAGGTCCCGGTCGCCGGCTCTCGGACCATAGATCCGTTTCTTCCGCAACCGGCTCCGGTCGAGCACCTCGTAGGCAAAACGATGGGCCTGCCGGGCCCTCGCCAATCGCGGCGAAAGAACACTAACCGGTCCATCCATCGACCTAGACATCCGATCCCAGAACGAATTGCGCTCACCGCCGCTCATTAAAATTCCGCCACCTTGATATATCCGCTATTTCCCCGCTCGGTCCGGCCGAGCAGACGCTCCTCCCGCTTGTAGAGAACGTCGAGGGACGGATACGTGATCGTCGCCCCTTCGTCATTGACGTAGCTCTGGGCCCCTGCTTCGACCGCCGCAATCGCCGCCTGAACACTCGTCAATTGTTCCGCTAATGTGGCCACATCTTGTGCTCCGTAATCAAACCATGCACCATATCTGGTATACTGTATAGGCACAGTATCGGCAGGGCGGGGAATGTTTGAAATGGGGTCGTTACCAGGGATTGGTAACGAGTTGAAGATTTATTTTTGCTCGATGCTCTTAAAATTCAGCCCGCACGCACGGCATTTATGGTACCGGATCGGTACCTCGCTCGAATAGACCGGGCAATCTTCGGAGCCGCAATTGGGATTCGGGCAACGGACCTTGACGTAATAGACGACCGGAATGCCGTCTTCGTCCCTGGCTGGAAGCCGCCGTCTCATCGGTTGATCCGGCAACCCTAAATCCGGCAGATCATCAAAAAAACCGCTTGGCATTGATTATTTCTGAGGCTTACGTATATGGTTCAAAAAACAACTTAAACTTCTTACCGTCTTTGTTCATCTCACTTAGTCGGTCAGCCTCCTGCTTTGTGATTTTGACCCAAAACTGGACGGCAAGTATCGTCTCACCGGCCTCCTCCAAAATCATTCCAAAAGGAGGAGTAATAAATGACATACTGGCGTCGTGGAGTTCTATGCCTTTATCGTGCTCTGAACCCATTCCTTGATTCCTTTCAATTGAAAATCGAAATCATAAATCGTAAATCGCAAATCTATAGCGTTGGCGTTCCGTCCCAGTAACTGCTTTCCTGTTTCGAGTCGTCCTTGTGTTTCTTCATCCGGCCGGCGACGGCCTTCACGTAGTCCACGTCCTGAAGGTGAAAGACGCCGGCTAATTCGGCGGCCAGGTCGCAATAGACGCTGGCGTCCCAGATATGGTTTTCACGGAATCCGGGTTTGAGCACCCACGTCACGATCTCGCGGCCGCTGCGGGTCCGCTTGACGAGCTGGGCCTCGCTGGCCAACTGCCTGGCGAGATCGCCCGGCAGATCGTTCGGCAGATGCAGAAAACCGGGACCCGGGGCTTTCTCCTTGTCGTAGAGGCATTGCCAGAGCCGGTCCTTGCCCGTATCAACGCAGAGATCGAATCGCCGCATGGCCTTGCCGGCGACGGGACGGGCCTTGTAGTAACTATTGTGCATCCGGTCCCTGCCATATCCCATGACCGGGACCACGGCCCCCTCCGGGAATCGAAGACAAAAATCATAGACCACGCTCGATTCCTCATCGCGCTCGGCCACCTGGTAACGGCAGTCGACGGCGGCCCGGCTGGCGTAGTACCGGACCGATTCATCTTCCGCCGAGACCCATTCGCTGCGGACGAACGATTCGACCAGGTCCCAATTCTCCGGCCGGCCCGTATGGCCCGTTTCGAGCCGCCCGGCCCATAAGAGCCATTGCTCGTTTCGGAAGCCATAACCCTTTGTCACGGCCCAGACGCAGTCGGTCTGAACGTCGATGCCGTGACAAATCAACTGGACGCGGCGGGGCACGAGCCTCTTGGCCATCGAATAGTCGCCCACGTGGGACTGCAACTGAGTCAGGCCCGTCTCCCGCTCCCGCCGCTCGAACGCCCGGGCGTTCTGATTGTTCCAGAAACTGCGATACGGTCCTATGTCACCCGAATCCCGCCGCTTGATGGCGGCGACAAACTCGGCGGCTAATTGATCGACCGTCGTGAAGGATGGATCGA